AATGCAACTTCCTTTCTTAATCTGTGCTGTGGATTATCTCGAAGTCAAGAACCCCTTGGAATGCTCTTACCCTTGTCTCTTGAATCAAAGGCGGGGTAGTATGGTAGTCGTCTGTAACGAGCAAACCCTGAACAAAAATACCACCTACAGTTGTAAGTGGTAGACTTTCTAGGAGTTCTCGTATGCGCCTCTGTAAGTCCAGGAGCGCCCAAGAGTCAGTGTGGTAAATATTCATGACATATGCGCTGGTAAACAGCCCATAGGTAGAGCTTAAATCCTGTTCAGCCTCGCGTTTATACCGCCTGAATACACAATAAGGCGGGGGAACCGGGTCGAATACTGCCAGATAGTACATCTGATAATCAGTGGTGCCATTAAAATCTGGGATGTTAGTTTTTATCAAAGAATACAAGCCAGCTTCGATCATCCCGAACCCACCACCTTATCAATGCCCTTGGATAATTCCTCAAGCATGGCATCTTTAATTTCATCGTAATGTTGAGTTAAGGCGTATTTGAGAAAGTGCTTGCCCTCTATCTTTTTGCCGCTTCGGGTTGTAAAGCCCAGATCGGCAAATTTGGCATACCAAGTTGTATCAATTTTATAAACACACTTTCCTTTCGGGTTTTTTTCTCTTTTGAGCTTCATGGCCTTTTTCAGATCGCCGCCTTGGTGCTGCTCTGTCTTGCCCTGCCTTCCCAAAAATTCTTCATTAACTGGTTGCAGGTTTGCTAAGGCAAAGTTTAAAGCCATGTTTGCACCAGTATTGGCTGCCTTGGTGACGATGGCTTGAGGGATTTGCTCAAGCTGCTTAAACTTGGCGATTATTTCGTCGATGCCTTCAATGGATGATTCAGACATCCCACACCTACTTTTCGAGCTTGCAAACTATTCTGGTTTCCCGGTGCAAACCACCCATGTCCTCTACCACCTGGATTAAATACCTGTTGTTATTAAATAAAACGTACATGCCCTGCTGTGGGAACGAACTATACCGCGTTCTGAATTCACAATCGGACTCTGTGTGCAACTGAGAACCGCCGTTATACATACGACCGTTGTTGGGCACATAGGCCGCAAAAAAGGTGGCAACGTTAACATAGCTTTCGCTCTGATTGCCTATTGGGTTCTGACCACTGGCCCGGCTCTGTAACGTAATACTACTGCGCATATCGTACTTCATATCACGCCGCCCCCGAAGTTGTCCAAGTCCACCACCAAAGGCTGGTAGTCGGAACAGTTCATAAGAAATATTTTCAGTTTCTCAAAGGCGCTTGCAAATGCCGCTGCGTTATCAGTGTCATAACCGAAGTTGGCCTTACAGTACGTTGTGATGGCCCTGCGGATTAAGGGGTCTCCGCTGTTAAACACATCCGGGTTTACCCCAACCTCAATCAAGTCCGATTGAGCAGCGCTTATCATGTCCTGGACTTCAGTATCAAACGACATGTCCGTAGAGTCGATTCGCAGATACGTCTTAACATCGCTAAGTTGCGGGGCAGTTCCAAGTGTGAACGAGGCCGTTGCATAATGGGTTGAGTCGTTATACGTGATCCCCCAAGATACCTGGTACTCCACGCCCGCAGTTAAAGCTGAGACGTCGTACTTATAAACGCCCGGTAAATAATGCAAAACGGTCGCCGTGTTGTTGGGCATGACGACTGCTCCTGTAGCTGGGTTTATAATACCGTAAGTGCCGCTCACCGAAGCGAGAACGACACTTGTGGCATCAGTCGGTACATCATTAAGTGTGCAGGTCAAAGTCGTGAAGGACATAAGAAGCCCTCCCTTAACCTGGAATAACTACATAAATGTCTATTACGTTCCCAGCAATAGCACTCGCCAATGTTACAGTGTTGTTGCAAAGGTTGACCGCATCTACAGTGACTGTCGGGGCCGTAGACTCTAGCACATTGTTGTTATAGGCTTGACGGACTGTGTTCTTTGTAAGGGTGAAAGGCAGGCCGAGCTTCGAGCCAAGGCCCACACTTACACCATCGCTGCCGCCCGATTGAACTGGCAGGTCGATTTCGATTACGGTGGCAAAGGCTTTCAGCCCCGCTACCACAGTGGTTCCACTAAGAGCGATGGTTTCGCTGATCGCGGCCCCGGCGTAGTCAGTACCTTTAATGACGACGCTTCCGATACTACCAGCAAGAGCGCCCTTTATGACGGTATTTCTCACCACATCCGGGTTCGTGATCCCAATTGTGATCGTCTGGGTTGAGGTAGTAAGTGCCGTGTTCACCAATACAGCCGTGTTGCTTGTAGCCGAAGGAGTGATTTGATAGTCGGCTTGTTGTGCCCAGATACAGCTCACGCCCGGTACATTTGTTTGGACTAATTCCCCCATGAAGGGGTTCATTGCAGCCATTGACATTCTCGATCACCTTGCCCTTTCTTAAGCATGCGGTTGTGCCATGACAAAAGCCTCTTGTTGTGATACACCGCCATCACCTAAGAGCCAACCTTTGTACCATACATCGTTCGAACCAAAGCCGTATTCATAGGATTTTTCAATCAGAACATCGACGCTTAGATTAAAATGATAGAATCTCATGTCGCCAAAGAGTATGGTACCATCGGGAATATAGGGAGACATGATAGCGGGATTGCCAAGGATTCGTCCGACGATAGCCGATTTACTGTAGTCCGATTGATTACTATCATTGTTGTCCGTGGTTAACCCCCACTGAGGATTTTCTAAGAAGATAGGTCGGCCCAAGGCGTCCTTAATGGCACACACCCCGGAATAGAGGGTGTTGCTGGACATCACCCAATAGGCTCCTGGATGATACGGCGAAAGGAGTTTGCCTTTTAGTTGTGTGAAGGTGTCGTAGGTCAGGCCCGTTAAGCCTTGTCCACTTTTACCGTAGATGATTTGATTGCCGTTACCCCAAGTGATCGCATTCATGATGCCTGTGGGCTGCTTATTGGTCGAGCCGGTTCCATTGAGAATCGCATTTTCGATGGCGACCATCAGTTTCCGGAACAGTTTATCGACGATGTAGGATTCAAAGGCATCGATCGACAGTTGTTCCACCACACGGGAAACTTGAACCGTCTTAATCAAGTCATAAGCCGACAAAGAAAGGCTACCCAATGAATCGCTGCCAGGGTTCACCAACGTTCCTTCCGACGTCCATGCGGCATCCCCGAACACGTTTTCATAGGGGATTTTCAGGTTCCCTTTGAGGTTATACTTAGATATGAAGGGATAAACGGCAGAGACGATCAGCATTTTTTGGATGACCATATCTAGGGTGATCTGAGGAATGGCCGCGCCCGCACTGGCGGCGTCCGAGGTGAAACGAAGTTCGGAAATGTTTCTGCCGTTACCTAGAGCATTACCTGTTTGTAAGACATTTCGCTCTTCTTCAAGTAAGCTTGCTTTACCGTACTTAAGCATTTTGTAAAAGGCACTGCGGTAGTCTTTGGATTTTCTCGCCTCATACATTTGATCCTCGGCAGGAGACAAGCCCCCTGACCCGAAGGTTCTTTCTTCTACGGGTTTGAGAGGAATCTGGCCGCTCTGGGCTTTTTGCAGAAGTTCAAGTTTACCAAGGATACCCCGTTCTTCCCTCGACAGGGTTTCCAGTTCATCGGAGATAGCCGGAACATCCATCTCACTCCCCGATTCGATCAATCCTCGAATTTCGGTTTTACGGCTTTCAATTTCCTTGAGTCGTTTATACATTCTTGTTCCGCCTTTCTTTTTTGGCAAATTAAAAACGCCCCTCAAATTTAAGAAGGGCGTTTAAACATAAGTTTTAAGGATTAATTGTTGGCGTTTTTCTTGTTCCTGGGTTTCCATCGCTCGGGTTTCTTGTTCTATAGTCTTCTGTTCCTGCTTTTGCTGTTCTTCCTCGGCCTCTCGCTTCTTAGCTTCTTCGGCTTCTAATTCCTTTTGTTGTTCTGCCTCCTGCTCTTGCCTTTGGATCTCTAAGTTCCTAGTCTCTTGCTGCGCTTTTATATAGTTCCTGGCGCTAACGGAGGTCTGTTCATAGGCAGGGAAATCCACTACAGAAACGTCATAGATTTTGTCAAAGCTGAAGATCGTGCGGGTTTTTGTTTTCGTGTCATAGGCATCATTAGCGACAGTAAAAGCAAATGACATCTTATCCAGATGTCCTGTTCGTACCAATTCATGAATATCGCTGGCCTGGGTAGTGTTGGCCATGCGGGCGGTGATCCCCAACCCTGTTTCATCGACCTTTAAGTCTAGTGTCCCAGCTTTGGTACTAGCCAAAGGAGGCACGTGTTCTGAGTGGTTGTATTTCAAAACAACATTGGAAAGGTCAACCCCTTTTAAAGCATCGCGGTGAATTTGCTCGTAATACTGTGTTCCATCAAAGTCTTGGAAGATCGGGGTGGGTGTGTCAAAGGCTATGGCTCTGCCCTCAAGCACTTTGAGCAGGGACTGGCCCTCTTCGGTGTTAGTAATACTCGCGCGTAGCTCAATTGCCCGGTACTCAATTTTATCTGGCACTTGTTTATCACCCCCTTTCCCAGATTTTATTTCTCCTCGTTAAGACCATTAACCCCACCATCCTTTCCTTGCGCAGACTTCGCCATGCCCAATTGATAGTCGTTTTTGATCGTTACATCCACGAAGTTCAAGCTCTCCACGCGACGCTCGCCGCCTTCTATTGCACCGAAACCAAACATCTCCCGCATCTCGTTGATCGTCAAAGCCCCTGTCGGGGCCAGATATTGAATGATCGCGGTTTTCGTTTTGTCGGATGTGTATTGGAGTTTACTGGAAGTAAATATTATCTTATTTCCATAACCGCGCTCGCGCTCTGTGAAGAGTTTGAAGGTGAAGGCTTCGGCGTACTGTTTTAGAATCGGACTAATGATTCCCGTGTAGAACGCTGAAAGCTCGTCCTCGTCGTATGTCGAGAAAACAATCTTTTCGCTGATGTTGTAGTAACCAAAGACTTGCTTCTGTATAGCCTCCATCTGCGCCGCGTCCAGGAGAATGGCCTTGTTCTCGATGGGCTTGAACTCCCCGGTCTCAGCGTCGGTTATAATGATCCCACCATTGTTCTGAATGTCGAAGAACTTAGACAGGATCGCGTCGGCTTTCTTTTTAACGTCGGACAACTTTAGGACTCCCGCGAAGTGCAACGATCCGCGCAGGTTCGCAGGAGCGTTAGCGACAGCATTTACGATACCGGAGTGGACCGTATTACATAACTGGAGCAAGGGATAGAGCGCATTGTCGTTGTAGCTCCCCATAAGGTCGTTCTCGAAATAGTCCCTCTTGACATGGATAATTTGGTTGTATGGAGCCAGAATTTGTTGTCCACCCCGGAAGTTAAACTTCACAAACAGATTCCCAGTCTCATCAACCTGGGCTTCGCTGGACTCCATGTAAGTCACAAAGCTGCTGTTAAGTGGGTATAACCCCACCACATTCCCTTGGGCATCTTCTTTGATGTAGATGAACGCGTTGTTATGGATCAGTAAATTGGTTGTTAATTTAAAAAGGAACTCCGTAGAGTTCATATAAGGGTTGGGCTGCCCACCCAGAAGGTTGGCAAGGTCGCTGTTCTGAGGGATGGTGTCGCCGCCCACATATCGGATGTGCTTAACGTCGGCCTTGGCAACATGCGTCGCAATGGCCCGGAGGCAAGCACGCATTAGGTAGTTGTAGTAAGCGTCGCCATTGGTGTTGCTGACCGAGGGGATTGAGCCATTCAGCATGTTAAAGAAGCTTAGATTCTGGGGCTGCTGCTTAGGAGGTTTGGCCCCAAAAATATTAGAGAACATGCTCCTAAAGTCTATATTGCTCACCTCCCTTATACCAGGCTGTCGATTAGCTCCTTGTGTCTTTCATATACACAATAGGCATCAAGTAGAGACATCGCCCCGTCGATAAAGCCCCGCGAGACCGTCTTTACTGGTACGATGTTGTTGTTCCGATCGTACACCACACCGAGGTTGCAAAGACAAAACTCCAGCAAGGGGTTCTTGTTGTAGTTGATCCGCTTCGTTGCTAAATCCGCGCCGAGGTTTTTAAGTGGAGTGGACAGCGTCTTGGCCCCCTGCTGGACAATCTCCATGAGGCCAGCGAAGCCCCGCAGTTCCATTTCCTTCACCCAGTAGACGCTATTCCATTGGTCGTACCCGATGGCTTGGAAGTAGAGTTTGCGCTCCTCTTTCTGGGCCACAAACCACTCCGTAATATAGTTGTAGTCGATCCGATTCCCCGGTATCAGTTCGAGCAGCCCCCGATCAACCCACGCTTGGTACACAACCTTTTTTGCGTGTTCTGTTTCCTCGAAGGTCATCCAAGGCATCCAGTATTTCTGGAGACATAAGAACTTGCCCCCGGACTTGGGCACAAGGATCGTTGCAGAAGTTAAGTCTGTTGTGCTTGATAGGTCAACCCCGCCGATGCAGTACACATCGTATATTTCTTTTAGTTCATATGATTCTTCGTTGCGGATCGCGGCATAGTTCAAAAAAGCGCTTGCGTTCGTGCTGGTGATATTAAAGTCCTTTGTAAGAACGGTCGCTTTAAAGGCCGGATCGAACTTGGACTTCGTGACGTTATCGGCTAGAAACTGGGCCCCCTTGATTGTTCCAAGGCCCGGATTAGCCTTCATCCAGACATCCGATTCCTTGTAGTCGTCATCCGGGTCTAACTCGTAGAGGAACGCGAGGAAGTGTTCGTCCTGAATTACTCCGTTGATGGC